AACGTCGGCCAGGTGGAGAACCGGATCACCGCGGGGGTGGAGTCGGAGTCGACCGTGTAGGTCGTCGACGAGATCACCACCCCGCCGACCGTGACCACCAGCGGGTGCGTCCCGTCCACCAGGAGCGGCGGGACAGGGATCCGCAGCCCGAGGCGGCCGGAGCCCTGGTAGTAGGCGTGGTCGTGGTGGCAGTGATCGTGGCCGTGTCGATACAGGTCATGCTCAAACGTGGCCCGGAACTGGCGGGTCGCCAGCGTCGTCCCGAGCCGCTGTTCCACCAGCCGGCGGCCGGTGGAGATCAGCCGCAGCAGGAGAGCGTCATCGTCGGATTGCTCTGGGAGTAGGCCCACCTGCCCCTTCGCTGCCGCGAGGGAGACCGGTTCGACCTCCGGCTCGGAGAGTTGCTTCAGGGAGCGGAGCTTCAGCATGGGGCCCCCGGATCAGTTGGCTGGGCGGCGGCCACGGCGCGGCCCGTCGGCACGCTCGACGGATTCATCGGGCGTGGCAACGGCACGTTCGACGGGGAGCTCGACCGGCTCGGGCGTGGCGACAAACGTGGCCAGGCCGCTGTCGACGAGATGCCGGGCCATCCCCTCGGGGAAGGACACCACGGCCCCGGCCTGGTGGTTGCCGTACTCGCGGCTGAACTTGATCGAGAGCGAGGGCATGGACATCGGGAGATCCTCAAAGAAAAACGGCCGGGCGAGGTTGGAGCCTCGCCCGGCCGCGGAGACGGGCGGATGATGGGATCAGATCAGGAGGTGGCCTGGACGATCGCACCGGCGTATTCCGGGGCGTGGTTGGACAGACCGAATCGACCGTGAGCGAGGAACACGGTCTGGTTCTCGCGGGCCTTGAGCTCGCGGAGCGGGGTAACGGTGAGATCCTTCCGCATGGCAATCGCGGTGGTCATGCGGTAGGCACCGTAGACCGCGAGGATGTTGGCCGGGAGCGAGTCGGTCTTGTAGACCGGGACTCCCCACACCGACATCCCAGGGGCTCCACCACCGACGAGCGGCTGAACGAACCGCGTTCCCTCGAGGGCGAGCAGTTGGCCCCAGCCGGCGGCCGAGACGACCCACGCGAAGTCCCCCATCACCATTGGATCGATGGAGCCGATGACCGTGCCGACGTTGGCCGCGGAGATCGTTCCACCGACGGCGACGGTGGCCTTGCGACCAGCGGAGATACCGGCGTAGAGCCCGGCGATCGAGTTGCTTGAATGGCCCGCGAGCCAGGTCGCGTCGTAAAACTTGGCGAAGGCGTTGCCGATGAACTGCGTCACATACGAAGCCACGTCGATCGGCGAGTCGTCGAGGAGGTTGTTCGACACATCGACTTCCGCCTTCGCGTCGTAGACGGTCAGCGTCACCTTCGAGGTCGTCGGATCCTGCGCTGTCGGCGCGGTGGTCTCGGCGACGAAGTCGGCGGTCACCGCCGCCAGCTTGGGCACATCGACCGTCCGGCTGTTGGTGTTGATCGTGAAGGCGAGTTGCGCCCCGATCGACTGCCGGTTGATGACGTTGACGATTTCGTTGTACAAGTCGACCGGGGAATTGAACTCGGGGCCGGCACCGGCGGAGCCGGTCTCGGACAGGGCCCGGGCGTTCACCGTGCCATCGCGCAGACCGCGGAGATATTGGGAGACCCGAAGCAGACGGGCCTCGTCGGAGTAGGCCTGCCGGCCGAAGCTGGCCAGCTGCTGAGCCGGCGGCTTCTCGGCGGGATCCGCGGAGCGATGATCGGCGACGTTGCTGGCCGCGGTGCGGAGCCGCGAGAGTCGGGCGTCGGTGGCATTCTCACGCTCGAGGTCGACGGCAATGGAGTCGGCCCGGGCTTCGAGCTCGCCGAGCCGGCCGAGGTTGTCGGCCTGCTCCTGGTCGGACTCGGGAGCGGCGGAGCGCAGGGCCTCGATGTCGCCGTGGATCTTCGCGGCCTCGTCCTGGAGACGCCGGCGGTTGCTGACCGCAGCGATGACGACGGACAGAGAGATGCCAGACTCGCTGGAGTCGGTCGAGAGCCAGCCGACGAACGCGAGGAGCACAGCCAGCAGGAAGGCGAGGGGATTCATCTGGGAGTCTCCGGGGATCGGTGTGCGGTGTGATTGACACACGCACGATCCCGGAGACGGTCATCCCGGTGAAGTTTCGGTGGTAACGTACAACCGACGTTACTTCCGGCAGCCGCAGGGGCAGTCCTTCTCGCACTGCATGACGATCTTTCCATCGGGCCGATACTGTCCGTTCGCGCACTTCCCCCCGCAGCCACACTTCGCCGGTGCCGGGGGCGGCGTCGGTGCCACCTCCGGGGCAAGGCTGGCGTAAGCCGCGGCGACGGCCGCGGCGGCGCGTGGCGGCTCACGGTCGATCTCCTGCGGGTCGGCGGAGAGGCTGGCGAGCCAGGCGAGGATCGTGCGGTAGAAGGTCATCACCAGCCCTCCCCGTGGTCGACAACCCGATGCCCGTCGGCATCGACCGCCGGAGAGCGGACGAGTTGCCGGCCGTCGGCCTGCGGCGGTGCCTCTGCGGCCATCGCCATCCACAGCCCGAGCCGGGCGGCGACCCTGGCCAGCCGGCCGACGGCGGCGAGGACCGGCCGCTGGGGCGTCGGGTTGATCGGTGACGCGGGGCTGGAGCCGAGCCACCAACCGAGAGCGAGGCAGACGGCGACGGTGGCGATGGTGCGGCGGTCGATGGTCATGGCGTGCTCACGGGGCGATGGAATAGGCGCTGGCGATGATGCGGGCGGGCTGCGGATCTTTCGCAAAAACTTGAATTTTTTGCGAATCGGCGGCGGGGGCGGGCTCGAACCATTGGCCGTTGTCCAGGACGCGCCACTTGAAGCCGTCCACGCCACCGATTGCGAAGCAATCGCCCTGGTCCAAGGCGGCTTGGATGTTCTCGCGGGATGCCCAGAACGAGCCGTCGGGTTGGTCGCTCGGCCACTTCGGCCCCTTGCACCAATTCTCCGACCACGAGTTTTGGATCAGGCCACCGTCTCGCGGGCTGCCGTTCTTCTGGTGCCTGACGCCCCAGCAGAGCATCGCGTGGCCCCACGCTTTCCCGCGGGGGAGGAAGCCGTCCGCATCGCGGACCGGCATCGTGTTGTCGTAGCGACCGTAGCCGACGTTTGAGCAGAGCACCACCGGCGAGCCGCGCTCGATCGACGCGCAAAGCTCATCCCAGGTGTTGACCTGCGCAACGGCCACAGCCTTGAGCTTGTTTGCCTCGCGGGCGAGGGCCAGCGGCACGCCGTCCCGACCCCACTCGATGGATCGTGGGATCGAGTAGGTCGTGAGATCGACGGAGCCGTACTTCTCGCGGTACAGGATGCCGCCGAGGGTCGCGTCTTTGCACTTCCCCGAGATCCAACGGGCCGCGGCACCGCCATAGGAGCCGTCCCCGCCCGTGTTCCGGCCGATCGGCGGGAGCCGCGCGGCTGTCCGACTGCCGCCGTAGATCGGTTCCGTCGCCACTTCCGGGGGCGGGCGAGCCATCCGGCCCTCAACCCAGTCGACCGACTGGGCGGAGTAGCTCCCGAGGGCGAAAGCAAACGAGACACACGCGCCGTGGTTGCCCTGGTCCCACGACTTCCACGGAAGCCCGTAGTGCGACTGGTGAGCCTTGTCGGCGTGGCGATGCAGGAAGGTGTCGACGCCCTTCGCCTCGGCCATCGCTTCGCCGGCCGCAGCCGCGAACGTCGGCCGGTCCAGCTCACGAAGGAACTCTCTCGTGCCGTCTGGATTCGGCGTGTAGCCGAAGCGCGATTCCACGCCAGCGGCAATCCGGTGCGTGGCCCGCTCGACGAGCGCGCCGAGGACCGCGACGAACACGACGAAGCCGATGCCGGACCATGTCCAGACGGTGCGTTGGCGTGCGGTCATGCGATGGCCTCCAGCGGAAGAACAGCCGCGGCGATCCGTGCCCGTGCGATCTCGACGTACTCGGCCTCTTTTTCAACACCGACGAAGTCTCGGCCGCTGGAGACGGCAGCCACGCCCATCGTGCCGGCACCGCAAAAGGGATCCAAAATCGTCCCGCCTTCCGGGCAGATGTATCGAGTCCACCACGACGCCAGCGGGAGCGGCGTTCCTGCGCCGTGGCCGCTTGCGCCGGATGATGTTGCGGAGTCAGTGTTCGAGCACACGACGACGTTAAACGGAGTCACGCCTCCGCGCTCCCTGAAGGCAGACAGAGCGCGGGCATTTCTCATGCTCAATCCACTCGGGCCGTACTTCAGTGTCAATTCGTGGCGCTCGTACCTCTTGTCGGCTTTTGCCGCTTCGGATGGTTCCACTAACACGGCGTCTTGGTTCCGGTAGCAGTCGCTCGCGCCAAGCCAGACGCACGCTTTCATGCTCGGACGCATCAGCCCGCGCTTCCGCTGGCAGTGGACGGTGGGCGGCGTGCAATGGTTCCACCACCACGCATCCTGCACCATGTTCCATTCGCGGGACCACTTCGCCATGAACTCCCACAGCCACGGCCGCATCCGCCCGACTCGCTCGCTGTTGGGCTGCAAGATGAACACGGCACTGCCGGAAGGCTTGAGTACGCGCCGCACCTGAGCCATCACGCCGTCCATGAGATCGTGCCATTGCGGCTCCGTCAGTCGGCCATAGTGTCTGTCGATCTCCGCATAGGGCGGATCGCACACCACGGCATCAACGCTCTCGGCGTCGAGCGTTGCCATCACTTCGCGGCAGTCCCCGTGATGCACCACGAACGTCATGGCAACCACCCATCGAGAAGCGTGTAGGAGAGGTCATCCAGCCAGTCGGCCGCGTGC